TATTCACCCACAATTTCTAATAATTCTATTATTTCTAAAAGGATTTTTCTTATTTCTTTTTCCATAATTCATTTTCCTTAGTCAGTAATGTTCGGCAGCGTTCAGCTTATTCAGTCGGTTTGCTGTTTATTAGTAATATTTTTAAGATTCGTTTCTTGTTCTGTTGTATTCTCACATTCCAATTCAGAGCAATAAAACCGGGGATGTTTAACTCCTTGTTTATAGCAATCATGGGCTAAACCATCCAGTTTTTGAATCGCACTATCAAACCATTCATATTCTTCTTTGCTGATCAGATAATATCGTTCAAACCAAAACCAATGACAGATAATGACTATCATTATGTATTGTTCAACTAAAGGATTAAATCCAACTGAATAGAATCCATCATTTCTTATCTTTTCATTTAATAATTCCATCTTCTCACTATTGCGCTACTAATGTGTTTCAGCTAACTACATTTAGCAATTTAGATAATTGTTGCTAATATTTATTTTTTTAGTCTTCCAATAAGAACATATTTACAGATAGACATTAAATATTTTTCATCTTCACCCTCATATTCATCTTTCAGATACAAGGCACCACCCACGACAATTTCATCATCACTCTCCAAATCGAAAGCCTCTTTCTCATATCTGGGTTTCAAAATAAGTATATGGCTTTCTTTTCCTTGACAACTTAATAAGTTATCAGATTTGAAAAGAAGAAACGTAGGGGAAAATTGCTTTACCACTACACCATGCAAAACATTACTTCCGTTATGATTAAAGTTCCACGATTCATCCACTATTAGTTCATACTTGAAAGCATTCATATTTAAACGTAATTATCTGCGGTTTTCGCTGTTATTTTCTTTAAGTATATCACCTTGGAAACAAATATAAAAAAAGTGCGGTACACCACGAACGGCGCACTGCACTTTTTTCGGCAAATCGGTCAGGATTTAACATTTATAGCTTGAATCCCTTACTTTTCCTTTGCGGTTGTATAGGTCGTCGTATGTTCTGTCTTAACTTCCCGAACTGTTCCTTGAACCACTCGGCAATGGGCTTTCGGTCAATGGCAAGAACCAATCTCGTCCCGTCCGTGGGGTCTTTCAGCACTTGAAACCCTGCCTTTTCAGTCGTGAATTTCCGCTTGTGTTCCTCCGAATAGAGTTCCCCGGCATACTCCAATGGCTTGCCACTGACGAGCGTTACGGTCTGCCTTTCATCGAACCCGACAAGGCGGCATAGGTTTTCGATACGGAGCATTTCACGGAAATAGGGAAACCATGTCGCTGCCCTTGCAATTACCGCTTTCAGAAACGATATTTCCTCCTTGTGTTTCGCTTCCTTATCCGCTATCTCCCTGCCGTGCTTTTGCTGCATTTCCCGTATCTCCCGGCTGTGGTCTGCCTGCATGGTCTGTATCCTATCTTGCAGGGCTTCGATGGTTTCCTCGTGGTCGGCTACCTCCCTATGCAGGGCGGTGTTCTCCCTTTCCAGCGTCTTGACCTTGTTGCTGCCGAAAAGAGAACCGACACTCTCGGCGATGTTGGTGGCTGCGACGGTTGCCGCCCCTTTCAGCTTCTCGGTCTGTATTTCTTTTTTCGCCCGTCTTAGTTCTTCCCGTGCCGTTTCTTTCTGCTGTTGCAAATCCACCACTTCCGCTTTGAGGTCGTCGGAGAGTTTCTGTATATCCCGATAATACTGCTGCGTGGACTTGTGGCGAGCCTTCGAGCCGTCTATGCCCCTTTGCAGCCCGTATTTTGCCATCGCTTCGGCATAGGTATCTTGGTAGGACTTCAAATTCAGCCGTGTCATAATATCGTCTGCGCACAGCCTCACGGTGTCGGTCGGTTTCTTGCGGTATCGCTTCTTCGTCTGTTCCTCCCGTTTCCTGCGCTTGCGCTCTCCCTTGACGATGGGAACGAGCGTAACGTGTATATGCGGTGTTTCCTCGTCCCTGTGCAGGTGAGCCGCCACGATGTTCTCCTTTCCGAACGTGTCGGCGAAGTATTTCAGGTTGTCGGCGCACCACTCGTCCAAACGCCCCTCTTCCTCTATTCGCTTCATGTCCTCGTGCGTTCCCGACACGTTGATGCGGATTGCCCGTACTTGGTTGCTTCCGATTTTGCGTGTCAGCCCCGCTTCTTCCAATCTCTGCTGTATAGCCGCCGAACGGTCTTTCACCCCGTCGGGGTAGTCGATGAGCCTGCGGTTCAGGTGCGTGCGTGTGGGGTCGGCGTTCTTCGGTATGATGAAACGCTCGATGTGTGCGGTCGTTCCGCTGTCGCTGCCGTGCGCCTTTTCCATGTGTAAAACTACAAAACCCATATATTCCTTTCTTTTCTGGCTTGTGAAACAATAAATCTGACTATCTTTGAGGGCGGCGAAATGCCGTCCTCAAGGGGGTGTGCAGAGGGGCTTTCCCCTTGCCTTATTGGGGAATTTTCAGCGATACGTAGTATTGCGGCTCGGAAAATTCCCTAATAAGCTACGGTATTTTCCCCGTAAATACCCTGCGGCGTGCCGTCTGCCTGCCTTTCGGCTATGGCTGTCCCTGCCGTCTGCTTACCCATATAACCCCACCTTATTTTTTCCCTTTCGGTCGGTGGGTGGCGGGGTGGTCGTTTTCGTTTTCAAAGGCTCTTTTGCATGGGGCGGTCGGATACAAGGTTTTCCCGATAAATACGCTCGCAGCGAAGCGAGAGGAAGATTTATCGGGAAACGGCGCAGCCGCCTGACCTTTTAGCCGACGTGAAGCCCCTTGCTCGCTTTGCCTTTGTAAACGGGAATGATTGCCCCGCTCTTGCAGGGGCAGAACCTCCTGCAATGCGGGCAGGCCAACGGCGTTTCTTGTCCCCTTTCCATTATTGCCGATTTTACTTTTCCGATTTTTGACAGTGTAAAACCGGTTACGCTCCTGGCGGTACGTACCAACATACCAATGTTGGTACGTTGGTGTGTTGGCATGTTGGTGTGTTGAAATGTTGGCATGTGGATATATCATCATGCCTGCCAATGTTTTTCGGGGATGCAGCCCGTAAGTAGCGGCACGAACACTGTCGTTTTTTCTTTTCGCACGTGCATAATCCTTTCCAGCAATGCCTTGCGGACTTTCGCCGCCCCGAACGATTCGACACGGAAAGCGAGGGCGGCTATCGTTTCGAAATCGTAAACCTCGATGTAACTTCTCTCCGGTAGGCGGATAAGGCGTTTGATTCCGTACTCTTTCAAAACTCCGCTTTTACAGAGCGCCTTTATCCCTGCCCGAACCGTAGGGGCTACAATCCCGAACAGTTCGCAGATTTCCCGCTCGGTCATGGCGGTTGCACCTATATCGCTCGGCAGGGAGATATTGCCCTGCCCGTCCATCGTGATAATATTCCTTTCTTCTTTCATCGGTATTCTGTTTTTAATTAGATGGCTCGGCAGATATTCTTCTCCATATCCTCCAACTTGTGCGACAAGGTTTCCATGTCTTGGCTTATCTTCTGGGCGGTGATTTTGGCGTATATCTGCGTGGTCTTGATGTTCGTATGCCCCAAAAGACGGCTCACCGTTTCGATGGGTACGCCGTGCGATAAAAGTACGGTCGTGGCGTTCGTGTGGCGTGCCACGTGGTAGGTCAAACGTACCTTGAAACCGCATTGCCTGCCTATCTCTTTGAGTATCTTGTTGCAATTGCCGTTGCTCGGAACGGGGAAAACATGACCGTCCCTTGCCAGTCCCTTGTACTTTTCGATGATATGTTTGGGAACGTCCAAAAGGCGGATGTTCGATTCGGTGTTGGTCTTCTTTCTTCGGGTGATGATCCACAGGTTCCCGTCGAAGAAGGTTTGCAGGCGGTCGGCGGTGAGGTTCTTCACGTCCGAATACGCCAAACCCGTGAACACGGAAAAGACGAACAAGTCCCGTACAAGCTCGTGGGTGGCGTTCTTCATGGGTGCGTCCATGAGCGTCTGTATCTCCGTTCGGGTGAGGTAGCCCCTATCCACGCTTTCGGGAGAGTTGATATATCCCGCAAAAGGGTTGAACGGCAAACGCCCGTCATTCCTCGCAATGGAAACGATGTGTTTCAACACGATCATGTAGCCCCACACGGTATTGGTGCGGCATTTCTTCTCCGTGCGCAAAAAATACTCGAAGTCGTTAATGAACGTGAGGTTGAGTTCCTTTAACGGAATGTCCTCACGCTTGTAGGTATGGGGCAAAAACTCCCGGATATGGTTGCAGACCGTCCGGTAACGGGTAAATGTACCCTGCGCCCTGCCGTGCCCGACTTTCTTGGCGAACTCGGCGTTGTGCTGTTCGAACAGCTTCAGCAAAGTTTCCTGCTTGATGCCGATACCGAGATAGGCGTCTTTGAGCTTGGCGGCGGTTACATAACCGTCCGCCTGCATCAACTCTTGATAGCGGCGGTTTACCTCCACACGGATTTTATCCACCGCAAGGTTGATTCGCTGCGCTTCGACGCTCTTGCCCGAAGCACGGCTGTTCTTCACGTCCCACAGCCGTGGGGGAACGTCCATCTTGCAGCTGAACTGTTTAATCTCGCCGTCCACGGTAAGACGGCACATTAGGGGCAGGTTGCCGTTTGGTTTGGCACTGCCTTTCTTCACGTAAAATAATACTTTGAATGTACTACGCATAACTCACTCCTTTTTTTGGTTACAAAATTAGTTATTAGTGAGTTACCGACCGCTATGTAAATCTACGCAAAACGCAGAAACAGAACCGTTTAGCAAGGAATCCGCACCCGTTACGGGAGTAACGAGGTGGTAACTGAACTCCTGCTCCGTTTGGCTTCGAGGTGGTATTTCGTTGGCTCTATGCAATAGAAAAACGAAGCGTAACGAACGCTCTATCAGCTAATTCGCTACGCTTTGCCCAAATTTACTTTTTCGCTATGGGTTTATTTTATAAACTGTTATTTTCATTATGAACGTTTTCTTTATTTTTTGAGAGGATCATATACGGCAACTGCCACGCGTGAATCGGCACAGCCATAATATAAGAACCATTTCTGATTGTGGAATACAAGTCCTTCTATAAATACGGTTCCGGCTGGATATTGTCCGCTCTTCTCAAAGTCTGATTCGGGAATATAGAAAGGTTTATCCAAGCGATCGATTAGTTTAGTAGGATCTTTGGCATCAAATAAGGCTTGTCCGGCGCAATAAGAGTTGGCTGTATACAGTGTGTCTCCTTCTGCGCCCGATTTATTTTTGCCGTTATAAAATAAAAGGATTCCTTTGTCAGTCAGGATGGCAGGAGGACCACATTCGGTCAGGTCACTGTCGAACTTACCTGCGCGGGGAGTCATCACTTTCAGGAATTCTCCATTTTCATCCAACATCGGTTCCCAGTTGACAAGGTCTGTGGAAGTGGCTACATTCACAAACTTTTCTCCCCAGTACATCCAGT